CACCCATCCAGGTCTTCCAGACCCGCCCAAGTCATAATAGGGGGCCTCGGCGAAACCTGTCCATATCTAAAATTGACTTTTTTACGCCTATTTTAGATATGCTCAAAGTGGGCAAATTTGCCCACTCTCAGCCGCTTCGCGGCCCTGGATAATTCATATATAAGATTGACATAGAAAAAGGATACTATCCTACTCTACGTACTAAGGCTAGCATGAATAAATACATACATAGCAAGAGAATACACTAGGTTAGGGTCCCTTGTTGTGTAAGTAAGAACAGCATACAGAAAATTGACTTCAACCTTGTCTCCAATCGAGCCGCATGGCTCGTCAATCTCTTCTCACTAGAAAGGGGTATCACATGGATATCAAGCAAACGCTCTCCACGCTCAAGGCTATCGAGAAGGTCGTCGCCGTCAAGCCGGTCGAGAAGGTCGAGATCCCCGAGGGCTGGACTCAGCCCGAGATCAACTTCCTCTCCAAGAGCGAAGTCCTCGCGTCCTGCGCCAAGCTCACCCAGACCGAGGCGGCGAAGGGCCTTGGGATTCCGCGCCCGCTCTGGAAGATGAGCTTCATCCTCAACGACGGCCGCACGCCATCCGATAAGCACATGCTCCTCTGCTACGCCATGGCCAACCAGGTCAACGTGGCAACGAAGCTCGTCGAGTCCGGCATCGTCGCCATCGACAAGGCGGGCCGCATCACCATCTAGGACCTCTTTGGAGCTCTGGAGCATTTCCTCTGGAGCTCCCTGGAGCATTTTTCTGCCCTTCCTGAAGCCCTCCTGGGGCATAGGAGCAAGTGGGCAACCAAGATTCTGTGAAGGAGGACTGACCATGGAACAGAACATATTCGTCGAATGCGGGTTCGGCTATCTCGCCGAGATTATGGTTCGCGGGACTGAGGAGGCCCCGGAGTACGTCCCGTATTCCGGCGGTTCCTTCTCGACCCCGGAAGAGGCCGCCGAGGCCGACTACGCCGCCACCTTCCTGTAGCCACAACAACCAAGGCCAGCAAAGTAGGTTACATTCCTTCTCCATGTAAAAAGGAGGAGCCGATGGAAACCATGAGTCGCCCCACGCGCGGGGGCGTGGATTGAAACACCTGCGACAAGATCGGCGTGGCCAAGCTCAAGGTGGAGGATGGCGGACCGAACCCGCTGGCGAAGTTCCCGTGGCTCCAGGCAATGCTTGAAGCCCACAAGATCGCCGGAGTCGCTTTCAATCCCGATCTCCAAGCCCGATAGGAGCCGGCCCCTCGAACCGGCGCAGCCAAAGGCATGGTAGGTGCTCATCGGGGTGCGAGGCCCCGGAACAAAGCTCAAGGAGGCAGCATGAACAATCTCAATTCCATTCTCATAGAGGGGGACATCGTCGCCGACGCTGTGACGAAGACCTTGCCGAGCGGGACGCCCGTCTGCACGTTCTCTCTCGCATCGAACCGAAGCTATCGGACGAACGATGGTTTCGAGAAGGAAGTGTCCTTCTTCGACATCCAGGCCTCGGCCAAGACCGCGGAGCTCTGCGCCGACAACGCCAAGAAGGGGCGCGGCCTCCGCATCGTCGGTAGGCTCAAGCAGGAGCGCTGGGTGAACGCGAAGGGCGAGCAGATGTCCAAGGTCATCGTCGTCGCCGAGCACGTCGAGTTCAAGCCCGCCTACCGCGAGAAAAAGCCCGGCAACGAGGACGAGGCATGCCCCGACAGCGACAAGCCGGAGGTTTTCTAACATAACTCTTGCTGGATAACATGACTCATGTCATGCTCTTAACCACAAGGAGGGCTACATGAGCCAAGGCAAAAGCTGCAAGGAGATCGCGGCGATGACGGGATTCAGGGTCGAGACGATCCGAAGATACGCAAAGGCTGCGTCGCCCCCCGCGCGGGGGCGTGGATTGAAACGCCGTGGCTAACTATCCAGATCGCGAAAGCTGGATAGTCGCCCCCCGCGCGGGGGCGTGGATTGAAACCCTCACCTGGCAGAACGAAAGGACCGAGGCAGCGCCATGGGAACGGCCTCGGGAAGCGGATGGAGAAGGCAAGCGAGAGCCGCCTTACCTGGAGTTCACAAGCTGCCTCCAAATGGCCGCATGGCATCGGCCAGCGTGGCCCCGGCGTTACGGGGCAACTAGGAGGCTTTATATGCGCGACTTCAACCTTGCTTCTGCAATCGAATTCTACTGGCCAAGTATCAATGTCTCTTTCGCGTACAAGAAGCGATGGTACGTGGCTCACGCCGAGCTTCTTAGCGCCACGGAACCGGACTGGCAATGCGTATGCATAACACCGACAGAGCCCGCCACCGGCGAGGCCGCGGCCCAAATACGTCAGGGCGACGGGCCGCTATGGACGGCTGCACAAGAAGCAGTAAACAGGTTCGGCCTGGAAATCTATCAGAACCCTGATAGATGGCTAGGGGACGAAGATCTCGCGGCCCTTCACGGCGAGCCTGCAGTGAAGATCAGCATGAGAAAGGAGGAGGGATGATAGTACGAGAGGATGTGAGGGAAAAGATAGCCGGCCCCTTCGGCGTCTTCAAGATGCTTAAAAAATACCAGAACGCCAGGAAGGAGCACTTCTTTGTGCTTTTCCTTGACGGAAGCCACAAAATAATATCAAAGGAAGTGGTCTCTGTCGGCATAGCGACGCGCTCACTCGTCCATCCGAGGGAGGTTTTCAGAACGGCAATCGTTAAGAACGCTATAGCGATAATCGTCGCGCACAACCACCCTTCCGGGAATCTAGAGCTTTCGCCTGACGACATTGAAGTGACCGAGCGCCTTCTGAAAGCCGGCGAGATCATCGGGATCAACATTCTCGATCACGTTATCATATCAAGGCAGGGGTACATCTCTTTCAAAGAAATGGGCCTCGCCGGGCTGTAGAAAGCAGCGCGAATCTAAGCCGGCGGATTCCCGCCGGCCATAGTGGGCAAATTTGCCCGCGCCACATCACAAATTGCAGGGGGTGGCTTCATGCTCGAGCCGATCACGGTTACCGAAGGCAAGCAAACAATCAAGGGCGCGATAGAAGTCTCGAACGGATTCATTTCAGCCGAGATATGGGAAGCCACGCTCTTGGACGAAGACGAATTTGGAATCATAGACATGCTGTATCCTAACTTTCTCCCGCTTCTGCAATTCCAGCTTATCGAGGCATACTGTGCAAAATCCAATTAAAGAAAGGAATATCCGCGTAGCCAAGATCGTCAAGGAACGCCTCAAGGATTGGGGTGCGTACATCTACCACGTTGCGACAACAGGATCGGTTTATGTCAAATTCCCCCATTGGAAGCTCGGAAGCATCAGGATCGCCGACCACGACGGGAGGCGAAAATACAACTACAGGTGGACGATCTCGACGAATAGGCAGTGGAAGCCCGAGCGAAGCTTCCGCGACGATTCCCTCGAGGTCTTCTTCCAGGCCTTCCTCAGATACGCCGAGCGAAGAGGCGTCAAGCCAGGCGATACTGAGGAATGGAAAGATCACGTCCACGGATGACTATTGGCCATTCGGCTTCGATGAATCGTGGGAGTAGTATAGATCCCTTTCTGAGAAAGGAGGAGGCATGAACGTAATCAAGAAGTGGAATATCAGAGGGAAGGAATTTGTCATCGCCTACGAAGAGGGCGCGAAGCATCCGCTCGACATGACCGATGCTCCGGTTCACGTTGGCTCGTGGGCAAGTATGTACTCGATTTGCCAAAGAGGAAAGAACGAAGGCTATCCTGGATATGAGCCAGGGATGGCCACCGTCTGGATCAATCTCGACAACAAAAGCGCTACGGAATGCAAGCTCTGTGACGCGAATGCCGCCGTCTGGCTCTACCGCAAAGAGTTCGCCGAGTACGCTGGCGGAGAGTGGGACCGGCGAAAGCTTCTGCAGGCAGCAAGGGGCCACGCGGAAGAAATCATCGCCTGGGCCAACGGGAATTGCTACGGCTACGTCCTCGGGAAAACCTTTGTTCGCGACGGGAGAACCTACGTCACGGGCGAAGTCATTAACTCGTGCTGGGGCTATTACGGCAAGTCCGGCCTCTTGGCCATCGCCGACTGCGCCCCGGCTAGCCTTCGGGCGGAGGTGAGGAAATGGGCAAGAAGGCAGTAGAAATCGTCAAGTACATAACCAGGCGCGACGGTGATTCGGCAGATATGCCCAGCCTTGTCATCAAGGATGAGGTGAAGCGCGGCGAGCTCCATTATGAGGGCTTCTCATTCCCATGCATACGGATAGCAACCGAGCCAAGGCGCAGGCGGTGGCGCGTAATAGAGCCTCGGAGCGGTTTTTCCGTAGGCCAAGGCTACTCACGACGCTTCGCCATGGATAACGCCGTCGAGATTCTGGCCTCCCACGGGATCGATGGCTTCAAGAAGGCCGTCGAGCGCATGACCAAGAAGCGAGAGGAAATCGAAAAGGAGAGACGATGAAGACAAATAACCGGATGCTCATAGCGGGGCTCGCCGTAGTGCTTGGCTGCCTAGCAATTACAATGCTTGTAGTGTTCGCCATGGTCCCGCCGGATGGCAAGTCCGACGAGCTTGCTTACGAACCAGGCGACCAGGTAATCGGCGTCTGGTTCTCGCAGAACGCGCCCGTCCTCAAGATAGTCCAAGAACTCAACGGGGCCTGGTGGATGATGGAGGACGACTGGTCCTGGACGGAGATATCAATGCCTCCCGACAAGCTCGTGAAGACGAGCTTTACTCTCATGGAAAGGAGTAGCTGGAAATGAAGGACCTCATCATAAAGGTTTCCGGGACCACCGGGCATTGCTCTTTCGGGCATCCCCAGGCCGAGCCGGGCCCCGGAGAAATGTGCGACAACTACAAGGTCGTGGACATCCCAGACGAGGTTAGCGCCCTCCGTGTTCTCCTCGACTTCGAGCAGACCATCGTGGCGAAGAGAGGCTACGTGGTCAAGCATAGCGAGATCGGCCCAGGCAGGATCATCACCTAAAGCTCAAAGTGGGCAAATTTGCCCACTTCGGGAAAGGAAACAGCATTGACGCGCTTCAAGATCACCTTTTTCCTCAAGGACGCGACGGTATCGTTCTTCACGATTTCTACGGACACGGCTGTGCTTGAGTACGCCGAATACATAGACACGCAGATGGGCTTCGGAAATGGTGCCTCCGTCGCGATAAGCAAAGAAAACTGAAAAACCTATTGCGTTTTTTCCCGGTTTATGCTATTTTTCTGCCATGAGAAAGCGATTTGTCAGCTCGATTGTCCGCAAGAAAGGCGCTGATTACGTCGAAATCCCGAGGGAATACGTAGAACGAACCTTTTGGGAAGAAACGCCGCAGCTAGAAGTAATCGTGCTCGAGAAGGATATGATCCTTATTCGGCCATTCCACGACATAAGGAGGGACCATGCAGAACGTAGCCAAGAAGATCCTGGAAATCTGGACGATTCTTTCCAAGATCCTGACGACCGATAAGATCGCCGCGAAGGGCGGATCATACAGCGTCGTCAACCAGGCAAGGGTCGTCGAGGAGCTCCGGCCACTTCTCGTCGAGAGGGGCCTCATCATATTCCCGTCGAAGGTTACGCACCTCGAGACGCATCCCATCGTCACGAAGAAGGACACCTGGGAATCCAAGTCCTTCCATACGACCGCCGGAATCGAGTTTACCATCTTCGACACCGAGTCGGGAGAAAGCATTGTGTTCTCGGGGATCGGGTCAGGAGAGGACGCCTCGGACAAGGATGCCGGGAAGGCATTCACCTACGCAGAGAAGAAAGCGCTCATGAAGCTCTTCTTCCTGCAGCAGACCGACGACCCCGATCAGATCGGGTCCGAGGCGAACTTGGAGGCCCGCATCAAGGCGGCCCAGGCTGACGCCAAGCAAGCGAGTCCTGCGCCGAGCATGATGCCGGCAGACGCCGGAACGATCATGGCCCTGCTTCTCGACCCCTCCGGGGTGAATAAGATTAAGGGCATGAAGTCGGCCCTGGAGTACGCCGCAGCCAATGGCAAGATCAACGGCGACGACATAGCCGGATGGCTCAGGACGCTCGACAACGTTCAGAAGATGCCCGAGCCCGCGCGTTCTAAGGCGCTACACTCGTGCAATGAGACGATGATCGGCAACATGAACCGATGGACTTCCTAGCGTCGTCATCAATTTCTGTCCAGGTCCAGGAGCGCTTTCGCGCGAAGCTTAGGCCGAACCTCAAGATCGGAGAGCAGTATCACCTTTCGATTACGGGGAACGCCATTTTGGTAGGGACATGCTCTGGCGGCGGGCTCGAGCTCGCCGTCGATTTCTGCGAAGTTGCGATGTCTAGGAAGAGAGAAAGGAGAAGCTTGTCCGCGAACAACACGCTCCGTGGAATCGAGCGCATGATCTGGTTCTCGCTGTACGGGAATGACCCGACAGACAAGGAGCTCGACGAGATCCACGAGGATCTCCTCGCCGAGTACGCCCCAAAGGTGGCCAGCAAGCTGACCGACGCAATGATCCCGATGAGAAGTTCGGCGATGGACTCGAAGCAGATGTCGGTATTCATAGACGACTGCCTCGCTCATCTGGCAACGATGGACGTTCCAGAGACGGTCTACGCGGCCATGGGGAGGAGCATCCGCGCGCTTTACCACGAGTGGTACGAGTGGAGATACTCGAACGGCGAGGACGTTATCAAGGATCTCGTCCCAAGGACTTGGCCGAAATACAAGATGCGATATCCGTACTGCGAGTTCTGCTTTACCGGACCGACGGCGAACGATCCGCTTGAGCGTATGCACATCGTTTCAGTAGGTGACGAGAAGCAATTCGAGAACGAGCCCTGGAACTGGATACATTCCCACAGCTCGCACCATCAGGGCGTGATGCATCAGAAGGGATGGAGCGCCCTACTCGCGCAATTCCCGCACATGCGGAATAAGGTCGTGGCCGCCTACAAATTGGCCGGGAAGGACTTCACATGGTAAAGTATCTCCACTACAAGGACATGGAAGGAAACGACAAGTATTGCCACGCCGGCGCAGCGCTTTCCGGCCTCGTTCCCGACATCCCGGCGCCGCTGCCCTACGTCGCCCTCGTGTGCGAGCAGCGGGCGGACGACGTGCTTCACGTCACCGACCTGAACAACTCGGCCAGGTACAACAAGCTCATGAAGGAGACCGACTTCATCGTCGATCTCGACTCGAGCTTCTACCGCGTCATGGGCGTCGCGTCACACTCCGCTCTAGAAAAGCGCGGCGGGGTCCATTCCGAGTTCAAACTCGAGATGGTCGTTGACAAAACGCGCATCACAGGGACTGCCGACCTTGTAGTCGAGGGCCAGGGTGGCGTAGTCATCATCGACTACAAAATCCTCGGTTCTTATTCCGTGACGAAGCTCTTCGGGATGTACCAGACGGACGAGGTAATCCTCGAGCCCGACGGGACTCCGGCGGTCTACAAGTCTGGCGAGAAGAAGGGCCAGCGGAAAACCAGGAAGGTCTGGCTCCGGGACGAATCCAAGCGGGACATCAAGAACTACCTCCGCCAGCTCAACATCTATGGCCTTATGTATAAAGACATGACTGGCATCGACGTAGTGGGCCTCAAGCTTTTCGTCGGCGTCAGGGACGGCGGGACCGAGGCGGCCAGGTCGCGTGGCATCATGCGCAACACCTACCTCATCGAGCTCCCAGTCGGCCCGGAAGAGAAGGTGCTCGCTTTCATCCGCGACAGGATCGCCCAAAATAGTCTGCCGCTGGAGGCCTGCCCGATCTGCACCGAGGAGGAGAGCTGGGGCGGGAACCGCTGCAAGGGCTACTGCCCCGTGGCCCTCGAATGCGCCAGGCGCTTCAACGACAATCCTTGGCTCGGACAGGCGGATCTTGAGCGGCTCATGAAGGAAGAGGCCGCGGCGAAGGCGTCATCAGAACTATGAAAGGCAGGAAAGCTCCTCGCCCGTGGATATGGTACCATGATTGGTCGCCACGATCTCACCTAAGAAGAGCACGATTCTACAAGCGCCTGATCCGCCGCATGGATCGCCGCAAACAGAAGGAACAAACCAAGGGGGAGGCAAAGGATGCCAGCAGGATTTAAGCTCATCGGCAAGAACGATGAGACCGAGACCTACGAAAGTGGAACGCTCATCGTCATCAAGGGCAAGGACGGCCTGGTCGTGATGGCCCGCGGGAGCTCCCGGGAAGTCACATGCCAGGAAGTCAGGGTTACGTCGAACCTATTCTACCCAAAGGCTAAGTTCGTCGTCCAACTCGGCCTTGCCCTAAACAAAAGAACAATGGCGAAGGTTATCCCCGTTCTTTCGGAGAATAAGGCCGAAGAGCAGGAAGCCTAAGAAGTGGGCAAATTTGCCCGCGAAGGAGGGAGTATGGAGCCAGGAAAGCTCACGCTGCTGCAGATAGAGAACGTCGGGATCATCAGGACGATGAGCCTCGACCTCGACAAGATGGGGAACCTCGTGAGGATCGAGGGGCCGAACGCATCCGGCAAGAGCTGGGCGCTCAACTCGATCCTCTACGCCCTGGCGAGGGCGAACTACGTCCCCGACAACATCATCCGGGACAAGGAAGCGTTCGCCAAGATCGTCCTTGAGACGAAGAACGGCTACAGGATCGAGAAGGAGATCACGAAGGGGCCGGACGGCAAGCAGTCAGAGCGCCTCAAGGTCTCGCGGGATGGTATGACCATCGGCAGCGCCCGCGCCTTCCTCGACTCGATCTCTTCGCAATTTCTGGATCCTTCCGTCCTTATGGAAGCTAGAGGAGAGGAGGTCTACCGCCAGGCCTCGGCGTTCTTCAACGTCTCCGACCTGGATGAGAAGATTGCGAAGTCCAAGGAAGCCGCTGCTGCCGCTCGCGCCGCCATCAAGGCGCTGGGTAAGATCGAGCCTCCGGACGCTCCGCGCGTCGAGTGCGATGACATCACGAGCGCCAGGCAAGAGCTCGCCGCCCTGGAAACCGCGAGCCTTAAAAAGAAAAAGTTCCAGACCGACCTCGCCGACATGGTTGCCAAGGCCAGTAGGCTCAAGGATGACGGCGCGAGGATCAACGCCGAGATCGTCGAGCTGCAAAGGCGGCTCGAGGAGAAGGAGGCTGAGTACCGCGTCGTGAGCGCTTCCTACGACCAGGCAGTGAAGGATCTCGATGCTTTCAGCAAGACTGATCCGGGGACGCCAGACAAGGCCAGGATGGAGGAGCTCTCGCTTGTGATCGCCAACTTCGCCGACTCGGCGAGGATCAACGCCGCATGGGATTCCTACGAGGAAAAGAAGGCCATTGCCGACGAGCAGAACGCGATCCTTGCCAAATGCAATGAGAACGAGGCCGCCATCGCCAAGGAGAAGGCTGACCGGATGAGCTCGGTCGGCAACATCACCTTCGAGGGCAACACGGTCGCCATCGCCGGAAGGGAATGGGGGCTTTGCTCCACGGCGGAACGGCTCTGCGCTGCCATCGAACTCGCCGTCTCGTCCTTCCGCGAGGGCGCCCTCCGCGTCCTCTACATCCACAGGGGCGAATCGATAGGCAAGGAGCTACGCGCTCAGATCGCCAAGATCGCCATCGAGAAGGATGTCCAAATCTTTATGGAGGTGATGAACGAGTCGGCTGCGTTGCCGGAGGATGGCGTCGTTCACATCTTCGACGGCGAAGTCCTGGAGCCCGAGTACCGCGAGATCAAGCATAACCAACACCGCGCCCCCATCGCCGAGACCACCGCATCGGTCGAGAAGGTTGCGGCCCCGAAGGAATTCGATCTATTCTGAGAAAAGGCCCACGCCTAGCGTGGGCTATTTTTATGTGGGCAAATTTGCCCACTTTGGAGGATCTCATGCACCCGACAATCAACCTTTCAGTCCTTAAGCCGAACCCCTTCAATGCCGAGATATACGACAAGATCACGCCGGAATCGGTCGCCGATCTTGCCGACTCGATCAAGAACACCGGGCTGCTTTCGCCCATCGAGATCTCCGACTCACACCACATCATTTCAGGGCACCGTCGCGTCGAGGCGTACCGCGTCCTCGGCATCGAGAAGATCCCTTACAAGCTCAAGCACTTCAACACGAAAGAGGAGGAGCAGGAATACATCATCGCCAAGAACCAATACAGGGTCAAGACGAACGAGGAACGCATCAGGGAAGGCCAGCACCTCAAGATGCTGTACGAGGCTCTCGGCCGCGGAGGGCGCATCAACGACTCGGTGGCCGCCGCCGTCGGCCTGAGCAGGAGGACGTTCGAGAAGGGCACCAAGGCCGTCGAGGTCATGGATGAGCTCGCCGAAAAAGATCCGGCGGCTGCCGCCGACATCAAGGCCCAGCTCGGAAAGAGCGTCCATGCTGGCTACGAGGCGTCGCGGGCCGCCTTCGAGGAGAAGTTCGATTCCATCACGAACGAAGCCATCGAGGATGCCAAGGTGGACCAGGAGGCCGAAGAGCGGAAGGCTAGATTCTTCTACTTGCCTATGCTTAACGCGACAATCTCCATGATGGAGAACACCTACGCGAAGATCGTCGCCAAGAAGGACAGCACGTTCCCGACTGCCCTCGCCGAGTTCGCTGAGGACATCAGGCGCATGGCCTCCAGGCTCAAGACCTGGACGCCAGAGGGCATGACGCCATGCACCAACTGCAACGGCACGAAGGTCACGCCCGAGGGTAACGTGTGCCCTGAGTGCATCGCCGGGAAGACGGGGCTGTTCAGCTCGCAGAAGCCAAGGGTGTAACGAGAATGCGCTTGTGTGTATGCGGAAGCACCCCGGTGAAAGATCATGGGACGCTCGCGACTTATATGAGGAATTCGTAGACAAGGAGGGGTGATGCAAGGCGAGCTGTTCACGGCGCCGACGCCAGTATTGGAGCCGAGGGCCTACCAGAAGGAAGCGGTAGAAAAGACGCTCGAGGCGCTTCACGCCGGGGAGCGCCCGCTCGTTATCATGGCCACGGGGACAGGAAAGACGGTCGTGTCCTCGCTCATCATCAGCTCAATGATCGGCGCGAAGAAACGCTCGCTCTACTGCGCACATCGGGATGAGCTCATAAACCAGGCAAAGCGCAGCATCCAGACCTGGGCCGACTACACCTCGTCGGTCGAAATGGCGAACGAGTACGCCGATCGGCACCGGCTTTCGATCATCGCCAGCGTCCCGACTCTCCGCGGTCGCCGGCTCGAGCAATTCCCCGAGCGCCACTTCGACCTCGGGATCGTGGACGAAGCACATCACGCGACCGCCGCTTCCTATCGCAACATCATCAAGCGCTTTGATTCCGCCATGTGGATGGGCCAGACGGCTACGCCGGACCGCGCCGACCAAAATGGCCTCGGTTCGATCTTCTCGACCGTATCCTATGAGTACCCTCTCCACAAGGCGATCAAGGATGGACACCTCGTACCAATCATCGGCAGGAGGATCAGGGATTTCGACATCGATCTCTCGCAGGTGAAGATCAACGCCGGCGACTTCTCGCCGCGAGAGCTCGAGGAGAAGGTATGCGAGTACATCACCCCAATAGCAAAGGCGATCAAGAAAGAAACCGAGGGGATGAGCACCCTCATTTTCATGCCAGACGTACGGTCTTCCGCCCTCATGGCCGAAGTTCTTAACTCCATGGGGATGAAGGCCGATTTCGTGTCGGGCGGGACTGAAAAGGCCGAGCGCCGCCAAACCCTCTACCGATTCCATTCCGGCGAGCTCACGCACCTCGCTTCCTGCAACGTGTTCTTGGAGGGATTCGACGAGCCGAGGATCCAAGCCATCGTCATGTGCCGCCCGACCTCTTCCCGCGTGCTCTACACCCAGGCCGTCGGTCGCGGGACACGGTTGTTCGATGGGAAGAAGCACCTCCTCCTAGTAGAGTTCACCTACAACTCCGAAAAGCTTAGGTTAGTTTCCGCCTATGAGCTCTTTAGTACGCTGGGGTACGGAGAGAAGATCCAGGCCAAGGCAATCAGGACCGGGGAGAAGCAGGACTACGAGGACTTCCTCCAGAACATAGAGACGGAAAAGACGCGGCATGACCAGATCCCAGAGCTTGTGAAGGGCGCACTCCACAGGTCGAAGGACTACGCCTTCGACAGCTTCGACCCGATAGGCCTCGGGGATCTCGTCGGCGTCGATATCTCCGGCGAGTTCGACATTTACTATCAAGGCCGGAAGCTCCAGGGCCACGTAACGGAGAAACAGATGGAGCTCCTATGTCGGTACGGCGTTTCCCAAGAAGAGGTAGGCAAGCTCACAAGAGCGAGCGCCTCTGTGCTCCTCGACAAGCTCATGGAAAGAACAAGGCCAATGATCGGCCTAGCTACGGAAGCCCAGCTCAATTTCCTCGAAAGGCTTGGGGCACCGATCAACAGGAACAGCCCAATGCCGAAAGCGATGGCATCGCTGCTCATCGATGCGTACAAAAGAAATGGGGCAGGAAGGTGAAGAATAGGACTCGTGGCATGAAAGTGCTAGGCGTTGCGCTGCTATCCTGGTCTATGATCTCGGTCGTGATCTACCTTGCTTTTTGCTTCGCGCTGGCAGAGCTTAATCCGCTCAAATGGGAAATCAGCGAGAGGGCTTTCTGCGTAATCGTCATGCTGCTTTTCAGCCCACTTGCGGGATTTGCCTTAGCAGACAATCTCGTGGAGGATGGAAATGAAAGCAACAAGTAATTGGGGAAAGCTACGGAGCATACTAGACGACATCGCAAAGCAAAAGACTTGCGATGAGCTCGACGACGAAGATCGCGACAACATTTGCTTAACTGGCAGACCGTTAGGGCTGTCCAGTTGAAGCAGTTGTTAGATGGATTGCCAACCGTGTAACGCTTGATGCCGTTACACGGATAGTCAACTAAACCAGATTGAAACGAGGTGATATGCGATACTTAGGTGGCAAGAGTAAAATAAGAAAGCAGATTTCGGCTTATCTGGAATCCGTGCGAAATGGTAGGGACTACTTTGAGCCGTTTGTCGGTGGGGCATGGGTTTTGCAGGAAATGTCTGGCAAGCGTATTGCTTCTGACGGAAATGATGCTTTGATTACAATGTATAAATCTTTGCAAGGTGGATGGGTTCCACCTGATTATGTAAGCGAGGCGGAATACCAAGCTGTGAGAGTTGCGAATAATCCAACCGACCCAATGACAATTTTTTGTGGTATCGGGTGTAGTTTTGCGGGGAAACTATGGGGGGGGGTACGCACGTTCTGCGGACAAAAACTGCTATGCCAAAACAAGCAAGAACAGCCTGCTAAAACAACTCCCTTTGATAAAAGATGTGGATTTCCGATACGGTCTGTTCCACGAGCATAATCCAGAAAATATGCTCGTGTATTGTGATCCACCGTATGAAGGAACAACACAATATGGAGCGTTTAAGTCATTTGACCATACTTTCTTCTGGAATACAATGCGTGAATGGAGTAAGAAGAACACCGTTATTATTTCGGAATACAAAGCACCTGAAGATTTTAAGTGCGTTGCCGAGTTTAATTCCCGAATGGGAATGACAACGGGCAAAGAAAGACCGGTCAGGGTGGAAAGGCTTTTTGTGTATAATGGCATCTAACAACTGGTTCCACCTGACATTGCTACGCAATGCAGGTTAAGCAAATGTTATGCGGACGTTTTAGCGGCATACCGCGCAAGCGCACTATGCCGACACACGCCAAGCCGCTCGATGGAGGTAACGAATGGAGTTCAGAGTTGAATGGGAAGCCGAGATAAACGGTGAAAAAATGTCGGGAGTCGAATCGGAGGGTTCGTGGTTCCTTGTCGATCAGCAAGGCAAAATGTATAGCTATGGACCGATGAAACCGATTCGACCGGTTGATCCTGCATACACGAAATGCGTCCCGCTTTTCAAGATCGGGAACGAATGGCTTTTATTCGAGGAAATCGAGCGGCGCATAACAACTGCTTCAACCTGATTCGCTTCGCTCACAGGTTAAGCAAATGTTATATGTACGCTTATTCGTACATAGTTCTTAAGGCCCGCGAGGCCCGTGCCATCCTTGACGCGCTGCCCGCGGAGACGGGGCCTTCATCTATGCCATCGGCGTTTTCCATAATTACCGAGATAAATAACATCATGAAGGAGTGGGATGGAATAGCAGAAAACGCGGGGGAGCTCTTCGTAAAAGCAGCTTCCGTCCTTGGCTACTTCTGAGAACTTTTCTCTAGTTCCAAAAAGAACAAGAAAGTGGCGAACGATCCACGAAAGCTCAAGCCTGAAAATAGAGATACTGGAGGATTAAGGATGAAGAACGTCATCGAGGGATTTTCCCAGGAGGGGCTCGTCGCGAAGAACCTGGACGCCATCGACGCTGTGATCCTGAAATACCTCGTCGATTTTTCCCCGAAACACGCCTCCGCCGGCGGATGGTACGCGAGGGGGCTCTCGGCGATAATAAGCGATCTCCCAATCCTGCGAATCGACCGGGCTGGCCTATGGGAGCGGATCACGAAGATGGTCAAGGCTGGCCTGGTCGAGATCCGGCGCGATGAGGCCAATCCGCGGCGCTGCTACATCCGGCTTTCTGATGTAGTGGCCGACCTCATGTATTCTCCGGCGGAGCTGCGATCCGAGGCCCCGCAATCCCTGGAGAAACGATTCGCCCAGCTCTATACCGCCTACATGGCGAAGCGTGGCATCACGAATGCCCACGCGAGATTCGGCGCGAGAGAACGCGCCCGCCTCAAGGAGGATCTCCTCGCTTTCAAAGGCGACCTCGTTGAACGAGCAATGCTCGCCTTCTTCGACGACAGGGCCATGGCAAAGAAGGACAAGCTGGCGTTCATCGATAAGGCTGGGCACGGGTACACCGTCTTTTCCTCGATGCTCGATTCCATCGTCGGCGTCACCAGCCGGCTTGAGTGCCAGCAATGCCATGTCATCGCCGGCCACCTCGATGGATGCCCGGAGCTGCAGAAGGCGCAGGAAAAAATCATCGAGCCGGAGGAGTTAGACGACGGCGCGGGCTTCGCATTCTTCACGGAAAAGCTTCGCGAACTCGTCCCAGGAATCGACAAAAGCTAAAAAGCTGAGGAATATATTGACACAATTTCTAGATTGTGCAATATTATCTTTATCGGAAGTGGGCAAATTTGCCCACTTTGAGGGGAGGAGCCGCTCGAATGAAGATCTTTGCGATGGATGGGACGATCCATAATGAGTTATCCATCCATGACAATTCTGGCAAAAAGCGCGTGGAGTTTACGCTCTATTGCCATGGGAAGGACGGGGGCGAGTATTTCAACATGAAGGCGTTCGGGTATACCGCCGACTTCATCGAGAAGTATTTCGGGGCCGGACAGCCGATAAGCTGCACCGGGGAGATCAGGCAGTCGAAATGGGAATACGAAGGACAGACTAAGAGCAAGATCGAGTTCATTATCGAGAAGGTCTTCTTCGTGCCGAAGGAGTTCAAGAACGACGGGCAGCGGCCTTCGAGGCCCGCAGCTCAGAAGCCGCAGGTAGCGGACGCCAAGAACGCCCCGCCGTCCTTTGGCGACGACTTCGTTCCATTCTGAGAGGGAACTAGCATGGAAGAAGTAGCCGCAAGGTACGGGATCATTCAAGCCCCACTCATACCCGAAGCAAAGAGGGTGACTGCGAGAATTGCGGAGCGTGTCGTTCTCAAGAGCGGCAAGATCAGGCCTCGCGGTTACGTTCTCAAGATCAAGGGGCGCCCCGTCGAAAAGGATCTCATCGACGAAACGGCGCAAAAATACTGCGACCTCTTGAACGAGGGCCGGATCTCTGAGCTCGACATCCCGCACGACACCATGGGCGTCGATGTCGCAATCAGGCGGCTCGCCGACTTCATCGGGTACGACAAAAGAAAGATCCTCGAAGCATGCTCGAATACTCAGGCCCCCTAGTTTCAGTGAACGAAAGGTACGGCGTCGCCAAGACGGGGCGCCTGTACCTATCTCCAAAATATCGGAATTTCGTTGACGCCCTCGTGCTATCATTCAACAGGAGCGGCGAGAAATACGGCAAGCGGAAGATAGTCGTTGGGATCATCATGTACTGCTCCGAGACGCAGGACATTGACGGGTCGATCAAGCCAGTACTGGACGCCTTACAGAAGGCAGGAGTGATATGGAACGACAAGATGATCTACGGCCTGACGGTGCAAAAGGAAATCTCGGCATCCCATGGCCTGGTTGTACATATCGCTCCGCTGGAACCCCCTTTGTCGTAGGCCTCGGGCCAGGCTGCCTGCAGTGGGGCTATATGTGCGGAAACAACGCGCCGGCAGAGGTAGGGCTGCAAGCCTTCGAAGAGGCCCCTAATTCGGGGCTTAGGATATTCGTTCTGTGACAATACCCTTGAGCATAATCTTGCTTGCCACCGCCCTGGCTACAACCATACACGCGATCATACTCACCAAGGAGGAAAAGCATGAAAAAGAAGCAGATCGTCGTAATGGCGGACGAGGCTTTCTTCAAGGAGCTCACGAGATACGCGAGGATCAAGTATCGAACAACTCCAAAGCAATTCCTGGAGACAGCGGCGAATCTGGTCATGAAACAGAACGGCCTAACGGATAAAGAAATCGCCAAGGACGAAGCGAATTACCCCGATGAGTGAAATGGTACGACAAACGCTATTCGTCGCGTCCTGGCCGGCCCATTAGCGTCCTATGGCCTATAAATACAAGAGCTCGGTGAGACTTACGATAGATTACCTCGTGGAAACGGAGAATCCCTCGGATCACGAGGCCCTCGTAAAGCATTTCGCCAAGATTCCAAGAGAAGGCCGGGGCCTTGAAAGCGGCGCTTTCAGGATAACCCCGGCCATGCAGCCAGAAGAAACAATGCTTGGGTGCCTAGTTTATAAATCCAAGAAGAGCAAGGATCGCCAGAACGATGGCGACACCAATAGCGATTGACTTCTCAGCCCGCTCCCTTTGGAGCGCTTGCTTGAAGCTCTTCTCTTGCTCTTCTAATTCTATCTCGAGCTGATCCAATCCGCTCTTTAGCTTCACGTATACCGCCCGAAGCCGAGTCAGCAAGGCCAAGAGCTCCCTCGACCTGATCTCTGATCTCTCGAGCCTCGCCTCGAGCCGATCCAATTTCGCCAGCGAGCTCTCGAGCATCGCTCGCTGCGACATCAAGTCCAGCGCCGATCTCTCCAGCGCTTTCTCCGCACTCGCGAGCTCCGTCTCGGCATCCAGCAAGAGTTGGATCAGATCCTCGTTCGCCGATAAGGGAGCCACGGCCAGAAGAAAACAGACTAAAAACCGCATAAAACCCCCACCCTACTGCGAGTAGACAAAGAGGCAAGGCCAATAAGACCTTTGCCCAAGTGGGCAAATTTGCCCACTTCTCGAAGAGCTTCTTCATTTCTTCCCAAGCTTCTCGAGGAAGAGATTGATCGCCACATCGCTGTAGAGCGCCACCAGGACGCCGGCCACGACGCCGATTTCCCACACCTCGATCTTGAATACTCCCATGGCCTTGAGGACGGACGCCACGATGGTCCAGATCGCGGCGATTATCTTCGTAACCAGGGAAGCATCCTTAGCCTTCGTGAGGTTAAAGCCTGACGATTGCTCCTGTCTTTCTTGCTCCATTCCCTTCCTCCACCATCATGGCATTGAATTTCGCCGCATCTATCCAGCGGTCGTTTCCGTCGTGGTCGCGATACTTGACGTTCGGGTCTCCGTAGGGATCGTCAACGAGCCAGGCCTCGATATTGGAAACGACAACAGGCTTGTCGGGCTCAAGCATCCCGCGATACGCGAAGCCAGCCACGGACACGGCGTGGCTTATAATTATCTCGGTACCATCCTTCTTCAAGTATGGAAAGTTCCCATAGCCTACGAAGCCAGCGCCGGTTGATTCAGCACCACGAAGCAAAGCACCGGCGATGTCGGCAATCGAATGGGAAAAGGAAAAGTGCGCCGCCCTCCTGCCGACCCAGCGATTGAACGCGAATGCCGCGACGAGCGGGATCTGATTCGCTGGCCAGCCAAGGTCGTAGAAGCATTTCACTTCCTTCTTGTAGTACTCCTGAACGGCAGGATCAGTCCTGCAGAACCACGTGAAGGCATCGTCGTCAGCCATTCCGGGATTCTTTGGCGTCGGTATATTCGCGTTGTCAGCCGACGCTAGGTAGCTTGTCGGGACGCAGGCGTGATGCGGATCTATTTCGTTATCGCGCTGCGTTACAGGGTCTTTCCCAAACGAGTTATCGACTATGGTGTAGTCACCGATCCATGATAAACGGCCCGAATGCCTCGGATATTTTCCGCTCATTTTCCTCGCCCTCCTTCTGCGCTGCTATAGAGATTTGCCGGCACTGCCTTATGGCTCCGGAGATCATGTCGGCGATGTCGGCTTCGATGGCCTCATTGGCATCGTAAAGCTCTTCTCGCGACGGGGACTTTAATGCGTACTCGCGATTCAAGAGCTCGGTTACGGAAGCTATGATCGCCTTGGTCCTGAGCTTTATGTAGTTCTCGAACTCCGGCTCGGTCTTCTGCGCGAGGTGGTTCTCATTAAGATACCGCTTGCAGAGGACGCGGGCCTCGTGCCTGATTATCGTGAGGCACTTCTGGTAGTGATCGTATTCCAAGGATGCGATGAGGCCATTCTTCCCGCCCTTCTTCGTCTTAAGGAGACGGAGGAAGACCTCGCGGAGTTCTGCGACGACAATCTCGATGGTATTCTCAACGAGGACCATCTGCTCATAGAGCGTCTCGCCCATGAGCCCGGCATTCCTTTCGACAAGAACGCGTTGCGCTTTCATCGCTATGGCGACTTCCGGCGAATGCGGGCACGATTGATGCGGCGTGAGCCGCTTGGCCGCTGTGCCTTCGTCGATCTCGATTACCTTCTTGCCGGCAATACTGACCCCGCGGATCTTCTTGCCGAAGATGATGACTGCCAGCAGAACAAAGATTGCGGCGCCCATGATGATAGCCAGTTCGAGGTTCATGCGATTTCTCCTGATGCAAAATACGGCGTCAACAATAACGCCGCCTCTACCGAAGCCACATTTTGAGCATTCGCAATGGTGTACCGAAAATGCGTTGGAGTCAACTCGTTCGTATGGAGATCGACGATTGCCCCATCAAGAAGCAGGAAGCGTCTTGTAACAAGAGGCTGAGAGAGGACCTCGGCGTCCGCCCTCTCCCCGAATCCGGCAACAGAGAGGAATGCGAAGAAGTCATGGAGCTCGGTCCTGTACACCCTCCAGGCCCGCGGCGCGAGGCGACCGCATACCCTCGGGGCGAAGATCACGCATTCTCCAAAGTGGGCAAATTTGCCCACTTTGCGCGAATCTCGCTTATTCTCAGTCTAGCATCCTTCCTCTTGTCGGAGACTTCCTTCGGGATCTGGTCGCCCGAATCCATCTTCCTATAGACGTACCAATCAGTCGAGGATAGATAGTCTTCAAGCTCTTTCATCTCGGCAATGTCCTTGTCGCGTACAGGATTGCGCCGAGAGACAACTCCATCTTTGTACTGGTAAAGAGGCTCACCTGAATCATCGGCGAGACAAAAATCTTTAAGCTCTAGCCTTACAAGCTTTTCGCCGTCTGGCTCATAGCCTTCTATCCATGCATTGAGAATCGCACCGTCCTCACGAATGCGGCACAAATACTCCATCATGCTACCCCTAGTGCAATATAGTGATGATAATGCCCATATTCATTCACCCCATACCAACCAGAATTTGCACTGTGCCACTCGACGCGGAATCCATCAACTCTTTCTGCTGACACGTAAAAGACGAAGTTAGGATAATAACCATAACTACCTGAACTCAATGGGTTGACTACTACATAGCCAGGTCTTGTGAATGGGATGAGATAATTTTCATTAGCCCATCCGTTGGCAGAACCTCTACAGTAAAAGCGGCCTATCTGTATAAGAAGGCCACTTGAAAACTTGAATGAAACTTTGTTTGAACCGTAGTAATGAGCTATGACGCCGCCGCCAGCTTCCAGGAAGTCGGAGTGAATTACCATTCCGCCTATAGAACTATACCCTACAATAACAAACTTATTAATATCGTCAGAAAACGCTATTCCAAAGAAACCAGATGAATAGGAGAATGGTTCGATTGCGAGCGATCCCCATGACGCGCCATTATCTACGGAGCGAGCTATCTTCGCTGGCTCACTGACAGCTAACCACACCCCATTGCCATATGTTAACGCAGTTATAGCTGATGACCCAAATGGGGTTGAGATTAGCGAACCCCACGTCAATCCATTATCAGTTGAGCGAGCAATACTGCCACTGATACCTCCGACAAGCCAAACCCCATTACCATATGCTACTGAGTTAATTGTTAACATCGGATTTGAGATTAGTGAACCCCAAGTTAAACCATTATCAATTGAGCGAGCTATCTTACCACTACTACCAACAGCCACCCATACACCGTTTCCATAAGCTACAGATTTGATGTATGCTGAAGTAAATGGATTTGTAATAAATGAACCAAAGCTCATATTACCAGAACGTACAATTCTACCAGAATAGCCAGAATAGCCAACAATTACCCATATCCCATTGCCATAAGCAACTGCCCTTGGCAACTCAGTCGTGAATGGATGTGATGCCTCATTCCAAACTTTACCAGGTGAGCTCAGCACTTCGCACGACGACATTAACCCACCGAGCGACAATAGCCCGATTAGCCCGCCGGTTTTAAGCTTCTTCGTGATAAAGTGCTTCATCCATACCTCCTTGGTCCCGTTTAGCGAGATAAGCTCTTGCAGGGCGAATTCGAGATCGCGGCTATCGTCATCTGGGCGTCTCGGGTCTTTACCAATATAGAGCTGTTTCGAACCGGGCGCAAGAACTGAGGATGGATGCTTGATAGCTGAGACGGAATCTTCGAACTCTACCGTGATTGACTTGAGATAATTCGCATATATTTCTTTGGAGAAGAGGAAATCAAAGTACCCACCCGCGTCGCTTGGAATCGCCGAGGCACCGTAAACGGCGGAGGCCCCAATAAGGGTGATACCGCAGAGGTGGCGGAAGTCGGCGGCATCTGCAGCGAGCGGGGCATGCCAGTACATGCCATCAAAGATACGGAGAGCCTTGATCGAGTCGCTCGACCCACGAACGAAGGCGATATCGCCAGGGAGGGCCTTGATCGTTCCGGCCGACACGAAAGTGAATTCATCCCCGCTCTTATTGATCCGATACGATGTCAGCGTCCTATACCAGTTCGCAACGCTTCCGACAACACCAATGCAACGCCGCGGCTTGATTTTCCGTGCTTCATCCAAGGGCTTAGCGCGTTGATAAAGGGATCCCGATTCGACAGTCTCAATGCCGCTATAGACGAGTTCTCCGATCAGCATCCAAGCCATCTCGTCGGTGATCTTCGTGAACTCGGGATTGTACGGTGAAACGCTGCCCTTAGAAAACCAATAAAACTTATTGTCCGAGTAGTTGAGATAGGCGGCCTTTGGGCTAATAGAACCATCAAGCGGAGCAACGATGTAGCCAACCATTTCAGCATGGGCATCAACTATGCCCATTTTCACCGTTCGCTTCGTAGATGTCCAGTCGAAGATATAACCATCGACATTAGCGATTGCCCCGGATGCATCGAACCCATGAACATAGCATTTGCCAGCGCTATAACCGGTGATCGCCGACGCATTGAGTCGAAGGCCAAGACCGGAGGTAAGGGCATAGGCTTCGGCGTTGCCCTGGGCGGCGTTCGCCTTCGAGGTCGCGTCTGCCGCGGCCGCCGCTATCGCCGCCGCCTGAGCCGCGCTCGCCAGGTAAGCCGCTTTCGCCGCGGCAAGGATCGAGTCAATCGACTGCTCCGTTCCATCACATACCTCGATGCGGGGGCCATAGAAGTAGCATCGACAGGCGGGGTCAGTGTTGTAGTAGAGATGGGCACGCTCTAGCTGTGTAGACTGGCCTGCGTCAGCCCATTTGAAGGTAACTGCAGAGAGCACTTGTTGACCAGTCTCACAGTCAAAGACACGCCCAGCGGGCAAGTCACCAGAATGGTCATAGGGGAAAACAAACGCTTCTATAAGCAGCCATTTGTTGAGGCATGACGAAAGAGTATCAGAGAGAAAGTATGGATTGCTCTGCGGTGTTCCATCCGCTGTAGCAACATTTCCCCATCTGGAGGGCCCCCAACATGCCATCGATGTTGCATCCGCTGTGGTCTTTTTGATGAAAACAAGATAGCGATACTTCTTCGTCGGGTCGCAAGCCTTGGCCTCGCCGCTCCATCCACCGTCAGCGTCATTCCCCGCGCCCTTCCCTTCCCAAAGGACCGCGTTGACGCCAAAGGGATTCGCGCCCCATACGAGCGCGTTCTCGGATTCAGTCCCGTTAAGCGAGAAGCCTTCGGGGAATTGGCCAACCCGCCATCGCTCGGAACGTACGAGGTTCCCGCTTTCGCCCCTTATTTTTACTGGATCTCCCCATGTCGAGCCGCCATCAGACGAGGTGCGCATCCACGAATCAACGTCAGCGGGAGTAGAATGCCACGAGGCTTTGTCGGTTGAATATTGAGCCAGCAGATTCGGCGCATCTTCTCCGGGCGCGCCAGGATCACCCTTGGGGCCCTGCTCGCCGTCGAGCCTAACAGGCTCCTTCCACGCACCGACGAGAATACCCTCGCGTGTCTTAGTTCCCTTGCTTACCCATAGCGGGTCTGTCCCGGCGGGGGGGCCGTCGTACCACCCGGATGGATCATTGCCGGTAGGCGTCTCCGGCTGGCTTGCCGCCCTCATGAATATGAATGTCTCGATGGTCGTTGGGTATCCCCTTGAGCTCGCAAGGATCTCCGGCGTCGAGCCAGCCACTCCCTCGTAGGTCCAGTCCTGGTCTATTTCTATCGCCGAAAAAGAACACTTGAACTCAGGGCCGCTATCGGTGCTCGCGTAAGAAATGTGGTTCTTCGTGAGCTGGCAGACCTTCGATATTTCCGTTCCCTGCTTCGTCTCGGTGATCGTCACAATAAGCCCGGCTGGAATATGAAAGAGCGGGAGGTCGCACGAGAAAGAATAGGATCTCCTGACCTTCGAGGCGTGGTCATACACGTAATCGGCGAGTAGGTCGCAGAGCTTCTTCTGCGATCCTGGCGCGACCCCTGCCTTCTGCACGAGGGCCTCGGTCAGGAAGTCGTTCTCGATCTTCTCGGTGTGGACGCCGTAGGTCGAAACGCGCTCCTCGTCACGCTTGATGATCGTAACCGCATCGGTCGAGACGACGGGATCGCCGAGGATTGAGCAATCAATGATCGTCTGCGAAAGCGCCGTCGTATTCACCAGGCGGACGAGGGCCTTGTTGTCTCCTGGCGTGAACTTGGCGGCATGAATCGAACACGTCCCGGAAGGATGCTCCTCGTCGCCGTCGTACTCGATGCCTCCGTCGAGCGTCGAGATCCTCAAGACCGGGTTATCGACGAGCAAGACCTTGCCGGCCTTTAGGTCGTCGGTGATGTTCTCGAATGCCTTCGCAGAGAACTTGCCGTAATACTTCTTCGAAGCGTCGAAGAAGTCGCCCTCCTCATCAGGGTGGGGATCAACAACGAGCGTCTTGCCGTCGCATTCAGGGAGGCGCCATACGACTTGCTGGAATATCTTCTGCGGCCTCTGGAACTTGAGCTCGAGCTCAGTAACAAGGTTGCTGCGGTCGTCGCCAGCAGCGAGCTCGGAATACCCGAAGCTGTTCTCGTCCTCATCAGTATCGTTCGAGAAGGTAAGCACAGGATCGAATGAAACGGAATCAGCAAACGGGGAGTCTCCGAAATAGATCACTTCCCCAGGCGAACTCACATTCGAATCTGGCACGATTGAGAAAATTGCCCCGGTGGCCTCGGCAAGTTCGGCGAGCGCTTTCCACGCCGTCCCCTCTACAGGCGCATAATCATATAAGCACCGTATCGCGCTGGGGACGGAAACCGAATAAGCGCCGGCTTTGGCGACAATGGCGTGGACGAGGCTCGTGTCGAGTCCCGGGGATGGGAGGGCGGCCCAGGCGTTCTCGACGGCGAAGGATAGGTCAAACGAATCGAGCTTGACCTCCTTGAGCATTGCCGCGAGATCCACGAGCCCGATAGAAACATAGTTCTCGTTCGCCCTTCCAAGCGTTTCCTTCCAGCCTGCACCATCCACGTAGCCTACGAATCTGGTATACCATGCTCCAGCTCCCATCTTGAATTGAATAGCGACCTTGACCCAAGATCGCAGGAAGCCCTTGCCGTCGGCCTGCTCTGGCCCGTTGAACTGCAGCGTATGAACATCGCCCGTCGGCGTGAAAGTCTCGAAGAGCTCGGGGGAAAATTGGCGATCAGGATTCCTGAACTTAATTGAGGCGACGTTGACGGTGGCCTTTCCGACTCGGCCTTTAATGTCGTCGGTGATCTCGACCGACTCCACGAGCTCATAAGGAACGTCGTGCCAAGCTGCATTGAGGTACAGCTTGACGCGACAGAGCATCAGGGAATTGGCATCGAAGCAAGCGGAATGGGAAGCAGCATCGCCATAAAGATTCACAGGCCCTCCTATCGAAGTGGGCAAATTTGCCCACTTTGGGCAGGGCTAGGTTCTTGCCGCCCTTGCCTCCAGCGTATCAGCGAGAACATCAACTAGATCGTCTAATGATACTATACGCGATTCAAGCGAGCCGTCAACAAGCTGGCCGTCAAGGTTGATAGTTATATAGAGATCCTGGACCACGGGCGTGTTCGCCTGGCCGCTCGCGGAAGAGGCGGCGTCGAAGTTACCCATGGCGACACCGCCAGACCCGATGGTGGTTACGCCTTGGCCGTTGTAGGCAAGCGCGTTGATATTCCCCTCGGCCTTGGCGTCCTGCGTGAAGATATTCGAGAAGGCCTTGGCCACGGCGGCGCCGTATTCCGATTCGCCGGTCGAGGCGACAAGGATAGCGCTCAGGAATTCCCCGAAGGTCTTATTGGGCGTCGTGTCACTGTAGTTCCACCATTCCCATATGGGATGCGAGGAATAGTAGCCAAGCATATTCGTAAAATCGCCAACGGCCTGGGCGACAAGCTGGAACGCGGCGATCACGGGCGAGAGGATCACGACGACGAAGTTGACCACATCAGCGAGCATTTCGAAGATCGGGACCACGAGAGTCGAGAGCAGCGTGAAGATACTCCCGAAGACGCCGAAGATCGGCCCGAGGATGTCGAAGAGCAGCTTCACGATTGGGAGCATAGCGGCGAGGACGGCCTGGAGAGGCACGAGAATCGCATTGATAATCGGGATGAGGATGGGCATGAGCACCTGGATGATCGAGCGGAGCGTATTGAAGACCGGGACGAGCATGTCGGCAATGATGGCCACGATGGAAATAACGAGATCGACGAGCGGTGCCATGGCGTCCCACAGCGGGACCACGACCGATTCGAGGAGGCCGGAAAGGATCGCCGTCACATTCGACATGATGTTCTGGAAACTCTCGGTGCTGGTGATTAGCGCCCAGATCCATTCTGCGAAGCTCGCGAGGCCTTGGGTAGCTAGGTCGATCCCTGAATCCATGAGCGTCGTCATGCCCGCGGCCGCGATCTCCTCCTGGAGGAGGAAGGACTCGTCTGAGTAGCCAAGCGTCGTCGCGAGAGCCGCCTTATCGGTCTTGATGCCGAGGATGTTCTCGAGGATGTAATTCTGGGCCGACACGCCGGCAGCGCTTGTCCCTGCGGCTCGGATGAAGTTGTCCGTAAAGGCTTCGCCGAGGCTGAATCCGAGCGCATCCTTGACGGCCTTGTTCTGCCCGCTACCAAGGGCCGAGTAGTTCATATACCCGGCGGCTTTTGCTCGCTGTAGGGCGAAGGCCTGGCGCTCCGGCCCGAGGCCATCGGCGGCGATGATCCCAAGCATCCCCTCGCTGAACATCTGGAAGTCCTGGAAATCTTCCTCGAATGCCCCGCCAAGCTGCCTGAGGGCGATCTTTACCTCCTCGCTCGGCTCCTCTATCCCAAGAAGCTGCTTATACGCTTCATCATTAACCTTGTTGCCGGCGATCACGATCTTGGCCGCGTCGAGAGTATCCTTCGTGAGAACCTTGAGCGGATTGAGAAAGGCCTTGATGTGATCATAGACTTCGCGGGAAAGCGTCTCGTAGTTCCCACCCGCGGCGTCGAAGGCATGAGCTACAACCTCAGCCCCGGCGAGGAGGTCGATCCATGCGGCGTTCATCTTGGCGACGGAACTAGGATTGAGAATGTCGAATATGTCGAAGAGCGACCCCGATTCCCTCCCGAGCGAATACCTCTGCTTGTTGAAGTCTGATTCCTGCTCGAGGAGGAGCGAGAAGCGCGCATCCGATATACGGTTCATGTTGTCGGCAGAGAGCGCCGTCGCGCCGTAGCCGCCCTCGCTCCGGTCGAGGATCATGAGAGACTTTTGAAATCCATCCGGCATGGTATCGACGAGAGCCTTAAATACGTCCTGTGAGATCGTAAGAAAGCTGTCACCGAAGGTATCCTTAATCCATGACGGCCCGAGAGCGACGGACAGGTAATCGTTTACGGCACCGAAGTCAACGCTGCGGTCGCCATCAGCAGCGAGCCTTGCCATGCGAAGAGCGTAGTCCTGCATAGATTTAGAGTCAGTATACGGAGTATCGATGACCATCTTTTTCATGAACGCTTCACGGGCCTCACTTTCGCGCTTCATTCGGACCTCGACCTCTGTGAATACGTCCATGCCAACGCCAGGATAGTAGCCCTCGAGCTTCTTGCGCAGAGCATCAGGCGCCTTCTCCCAATCGGTGAGCGCGGTAAGTGCCGTCTGGTAGAGCGGAAGATCCTCTTTGGCGAGTCGGCCACCCTTGATGTTCTTCGAAACGTCAAAGAAGGCGCCGCTTATCGCTTTGGAAACTTGCTCCATGTATGAGGACTTCTCGAGGTCGCCCGCGATGGAAGCGTCATTCCTGAGATCAGCAAGCCTGGTCGCTAGGTCGAGAAGAGGGTCGCGCGGCTCTTTCGCTCCCCCTCCCCCGAGGCTCAGGTCGTAGTCGTCGAAATTTTCCTTGAAATCTTTGGTTGACATCGAAACATCAGCAAGAAGATCCTCAATATTCCACTTGCGCTTTTCCTGCAAGGCTATGAGAGCCCTTATGGTTTCGTAGTCGGCGCCGCCAGCTAGCATCTCACTGAGCTCCTTGCCAACTTCTAGCGAGGAAACCATGTAAAGCATATCATTAAGGCCCTTAACAAATGCCAAAGCTTTCGGGTCGTTAAAGGCTGCAAGAAGCGCTTTGTATTTATTGTCGTCCTCCGTACTTCTTGTAGAAGATACGGCTGCCTTGTATGCGTCAAAAGCATCTTTAGTGGCAATATCAATTGGCTTGGAGGAAGTCACCGCAGCTTCTATTAGCCTTCTTCCTTCTGGCATTCCCAAGATAGTGTCCAAAGAAGTAGCAGGAAGGGCGGCGCCACGAAAGTTGACATCTAGCGCATTGGCGAGACTGCCTTTGATCCTAGGAGTTGCCTCTCTGAATGTCTCTGTCCCAGCAATGCGCTCTTTCGGGTACTCCATTATCTGTGCAATGCTTTTCCCTGCTAGCCCGAGAGTCCCACCGAAAACCTTATCTAGTTCCTCTAGCTTTGGCCCGAACTCTTCTAGCTGTCTTATTATAACATCAGGTCTCGCCATCAACTGAGCCTTGCTGTAATCGGCGACTTTCAATGCCGCTGCTCGCTCAGTCTCAGATTTCTTGGGATCATACGCTTCGCGATACTTCTCGAGAATGTTGGTGATTATCTTCCTGTCCGTATAATCGAGAGTTAGCGCTTTAGTCTCAATCATTTCCTCGCGAAGGCGCCTCATATTCTCGGCAATCCCGACAAAGATCCCTACGGTTGCCACGGCAACAGTCGTAAGCAATCCAGGGATCGAGCCGAATACGCTCTTGAACGTCGAACCGAGGCTGGCGATCATCACCTTAAGGCCGCCGAACTCAGCCGAGAGTTTCTTTACGGCGGAGACCGCGACTAAGATGCCGCCGCTTCCAAGGACGAAGGAGCCCATAACCGTTGCGAGCCTCCCAATGACTGAAAGAATCTCACCGAGGGGGCTCGCCGTCGAGGTCAGGCTCTCCTGTATCCTGAGCCACATGAGCTCTATGGGCTGGGCCACCCTAGCCATGTCGGCGAGATTGTTGTTGATCTTCTCCGTAAGTTTCGTTATTTCGTAGGCGTTCTTCGCGGAGCCGTACAAGGTCTTCTCGAGGGCGTCAGCCGTGATGTCCTTCCCGTTCATCACCTTCTCGAGCTCGGCCACCATAGCCTCGAATCTTGCAATGTTTTCCTCGCCAAGGAACGACTTCGCGAATATCTTGCCAGGGTCACGCGAGAGGATGCCTTCCCATGAGCCGTTTCCGACCATTGACTGAATCGCCTCGAGGGTTTCGCGAAGCCCGCCGTAGTGGTCGATGAGCTCCTTCCCGTTTGCTATGGCGGATTGCGTATACTCCTCGGTGCCTTCCTTGAGGCCCTTGAGCCCCTTCGTATTGAGCTCGCCGATCTGGATGAGGAGGGAGCGGAACTGCGTAGCGACCATGGACAGCGAACCTGACACGTTGGCCTGGGTGCCGAACATGGCGAACATTTCTTCGAGCTCGACGCCGGCGGCCGCCGCCGACGGGGCGATCTTCTGCAACTGCGCTATGAGCTCATCAACTTCGACGACGCCGGAACGGGCCGTCTGCGTGACAAGCGAGGATATCTTGCTGACCATTTCGTCGCTCGTGTCGTTGTAGGCCGCGCCTATCGAGACGAAAGCATTGACCGCTGCGCTGGCGTCGGTGAAGCCAGCCGCGGCGAGCTTGCCGACCTCGCGAAGACGGCTCATCGGGTCAATGAGATCTGGGAACGCCGACTTGAGGGTATAGAGTGCCTCGAGCATCATGTCGGTAGACTGCCCGAACTCGATTGCGAGCTGTTCTATCACGGGCTTCTGGCCAGCAGATACAAGGGTTATCCAATCCTTGTTGCCAGGTGTGATCGATTCGCTCTTGCCGCGGAGTTTGTCCTGCTCCATGGCCGCGCTGCGGCCCTTCTGCATGATCTGATCGATGGCTTGGCCAGTGCGCTGCATAGCATAGCCAGCAGCCATGAACCGGTAGCCAAGAGCGGCTACACCGTCAGCAGCCATGTGATGGTTGGAAGCCAGCTCCTTCGTCTTGCTATTGATTTCCCTCGTTACGTCGAGATATTCGCGAGCGGGCTTCGAATCGGCAAAAACGCTCCCGACCGTCGCGTCGCCTCTTCCGGCTAGAGCCGCGAGCAGGCCGCCCTTCTTCATGGAGATAGCAAGCTGCTCCTCGGCCATCCTGCCGGCATCGAATTCCTTCATCTGGCGAAGAGGTATCGCATACATGCCGACGCTTGACGCCGGGTTTAGCTTGCTCGTGTCGAGCTTCGTCATCACAGTCTTGAGGAACATATCAGAGAACTGCTGGCCCATCCTGACTGCGGACTTTCCGGCCATCTTGGTCATAGTATCAAGGTCGAGGCTCATCACCATCGGCTTAATAGCGGCGTCCTGCGCCGACTTCATGCGCTTCTCGAGCTTCCCCACGAGCTGGATGGTCTTGTTGAGTGTCTGGTTAACGGCAGAAAAAGACCCATCCAGGGTCTTCGACATATTCGTGAAGATTTCCTGGATGGGCTTGAACGCAGCTTCGATCCTGGAGTTGACGATCTTATCGACTTCAAGTCCGAGCGTAACAACAAGCTTCTTGTTCGATCTGCTGCTCATCTTCCTCGCCTCACTCCAGCCCGCGTCGTCCTGGGCTTCGCCTTAGCCTTGGTCTGCGCGGCCTTCCGCTCGTCGGCTATCCGCGCGAGCAAGGCCTCTTGAAGTATCCTCAAGCCAATGAACGTCCTATTCGGAAGCTCTATGGCCTCGTTCGGGCTTATGCAGAAACTCCCATTCTCCCGGTTCACGCAAAGCAGGAAGATCGAGAAAAGGCGTGCGTGGCGCTTGTGCGCCTCCACGAGGGGGCCGCGGACCCGCCCGCCGGAAAGAACGACCTTGGCTACTTCCTGGATCTCCCTCTCTTCGGCTTCTGAAAACCCGCGACACCCGCCGCCCACTCTTCGACGAGGTAGACGAACTCAGCCTGGTTGTTCGCGTAGATGTGATCGACGATCTCCTGCCCAGTCGCGGGCCTGCCGTCTTTCATGAATGACGAGTCGATGATGCAGTCGGCAATCTGCTTGCGCCTGCGCGCGAGCATCGCAGAGCCGTCGCAGTTGTAGCGCTGGTAGAACTTCACCGCGTCTTCGGGCTCAAGGCGGGATGCGATACTGTCGGCCTGCTCTGCCGTAAGCGCCCCGGTATTGTCGTCTTCTACGCCCATCTCCTTGAAGCACACGAACTCGTTCTTGTCGATGCTTTCCAGGTAGGCTTCCCACGCGGCGTCGTTCTCGTCGTCCTTCCGCTCCCTGTCGGGGTGGAACTTCCCCAGGAAAACCTTCTTCGAATAGATAACCTTGTTCGCTTTCGATAAGTCCATAGTACCCTCCTCCCCGGAGGATAGCATCATGATGAAAGGATATCAAGTCAAAAAAGGGCGCCTGGCGAACCGGGCACCCAGGAGGGAAGTGGGCAAATTTGCCCACTTTGCTATACCGCTACGGGGGCGAAGGTGTCCACGACGAGGGCGTTGGTCCCGTCCTCGACGATGATGTAGACGGCCTCGAGCCCGCCCTGCTCGGTCGCCGTCGCCTCGAAGCTCACCTCGGGCTCATCCGGGCCGCCGATGTTCGGGTCGGCCGACGTGATGTAGCAGTTGGGGGCGTAGACGATCAGCTTGTGCTTCGCGGTCGTGCCGGTGATGTACTCCGCCGACTCGAACTCGAGCTTGAGCGACACCTTGCGCCCGATAAGATCCTCGGGGGCGTAGATGTGCTGCCTGAGCTCGACGAAACGATCCTCGTACTTCGCGTTCACGGTGAACGTGAAGGACCGGCTCTGCGGCTGGACCTCGAGCTGGTAGGGCGAGCGGTTGAGGGCGAAGTCGCCGGTCTTGAGCGAGTTGCTGAGGCTCACGTCCACGTTGGTAATGCCACCCTCGATCTGGCTCTGGCACTCCCAATTCGCATCGCCGTCAACGTCGCTTATCCCAGGGATCACGTCGGGCCCGGCGACGTAGGGGAGATTGAAAGTGAGCGTGGTTCCGGTCCTGGCAATAGCAGCACCGATGTACTTGAATACCCGGCGGCGCGAAAGCCCGGTGTCAGGGTCGGAACACACGGCGCTCACGTATAGGTCGTGGTTGACGCCGCCGGTCACTTCGACGGGGACGTTGGGAATGGTGTCGCCGTTGGCGCCGCTTCCCGAGGTCTCATAGGCGTCGCGGTTCAAGCCGAGCTCGAGGAGGCCGTCGAGGAAGCGATAGTACTCGTTGTCAGAGACCGAGAGGCCAGGCGTGAGCCCCACCTCGCGAATCTCGAGAGGGACATCCGCGGCGTAGTCGGCTGCGATCACCGTCGGGGCATCCACCGTCACGAGGCCTGCGGTGGTGGAATCGGATATGCGATACCAGTTTTCCGTTCCAGGAACGTAGACGAACTGGCCGATATGATCGTCGTCTCTCTCGATCACACCAGCACCAAAGTTGAAGGTTGACGCGCTTCCGGCGGAGTGCGTGGCCAGGGACTTTTTGAGCACCTTGTCCTGCTCCTCGGAGTGGCCGGCGCAGGTGATGTCGAGGTAGAGATAGTCCTCCGGGGCGCACTTGAAAGACGCCGAATCCACCTTGTTCGAGGGGTAGCGCAGGATCTCCATGATCCTGTCAACCTCGGCGGTGAAGCCGGGCATCGAGGACTGGCGGCCCGAGGGGATCGGTACGAAGGTGTGGCGATAGACGCCTGTGGCAGGGTTCGTGACGGGAAGCTCGCGGCCCAGGATGAGGAAGGCGAGGAGGCTCGCGATGGAAGGCTCTAGGTGAGTCGTGAAGCCTCCCTCGGCCTTCATGGACATGATGTCCATCTTCTGCACCGTCTTGGCCCCGACCAGGGCGGTGGCCTCCTTGTAGGTGACGCCAGCCTTAAAGCTTTCGCTCGAGAACGGGAGGCGGACTACGGCGCGAGACGGGACACCCCATCCCGGCCCCGTGCCCCTCACGGAATTGAGGCCGATTTGCAGGTTGGAATCCCTGCCGGCCAGGATGCGATTGTTGCTCATCGTCTGTATACCTCCTGCTGGATTTCTAAGTAGGCCTCGCCTACAAAAAACTCATACGCCTGGCCCTCCGTCATCGTCGGCGTATAGTAGCGCGACTGGACGAACTTGGCCCTTCCTACGCGAGGGACGCCATCGGCATCCTTTAGCCTGGCATCAGAATGCACGATATTCAGGATACACGCAAGGTAGCGATACATCTTGCGTCGGGCCGTCATCGGCCTTTCACGGAGAGCGATCAGGATGCGGACGGTGATCGTGTCTCGCGTCATCACTCTGGTTTCTTCGTCGAAGTCGCCTTGTTGCGTCCATACGCAGCCCATCGGGAAGCGCGTCGCAAGCGCAGGCTCGACGTAGCCATCGTGGAGATCGAGCATCGAGATCGTATTATCGTCAGGGTGGAGCTCATTGATCCTGGCGATCCTGTCGGGCATACGCTCTCGCAGAACGCCGAGTACAGCATCGACGACTTCCTCGTCAGGGCATTCGATGATGTCGCTCATTCAAAGACCCCCTCGAAGAGATGCGCGCCAAGCTGCGCTACGAATCCCGAATCAATCATTTCCTCGAAGACCGGGGCCACGAATGGCATCGCCTTGGGAACCTTCACCTCCTGCGCGACGAAATAGTCATCGCCCCACTGGAACCTGTTGTACTGGCCGGCCATCCAGGCGGACGAGTATCGAACCTCTGGCAAGAACGGCACAAGCATCCCGTTGCTCGACTTCGCCTTGATTACCGTGTCACCACTCTCGGTTGTGCCATGCTCGAGCTGGTAAGCCTTCGGATTGTCCGAATAGACGCCGAAGCCGTTCTCAGTCACGTCGCCTACCTCGACGGAATCCCCGGCGAGACCGGTCCGCCGCTTAAAGCCGTGGGTATACATCCTCGCCATCACGCGATCCAAGAGCTCGTCGGCGAACTGGCGCATGAGAAGGCTCTTGTTCCGCTGCATCGCTGCGAGGCCCTTGAGCCAAGGCTTCTCCTTGAGGAACTTCGCTTCAATTCGGATGTTCCCGACGTAGGAGAATACTCTCATACGATGATCCCCCCGAAGTGCTCGTCAATGAGGTCGCGGACATGCCTCGGCATCCTTTCCTCGGTGCCGATGGCCGCGCCCTCGAATGAATAGCCCCTCTCGAGCTTCGTAATGCCGACAGAATTCTGCCGTATCCTGCGGGCCTCGTAGATCACGTATTCGATGACGGCGAGGGATAGGCTCATCGGGAGATCCGGGACAGGCTCGATATTCTGCCAGGAAACGCCGTCCCAACTGAACAGAGCGCCGTTCACCCTCGCGAGGTCGCCTTCTTCGAGCTCGGCGTACTCAGGGTGGGCTACCCACGTATCAGTTTCGTAGCGGTAATAGATCCAGGATTCCGTATTCTGGAATATGTCTCCGTCGTTTGGTGCTGCGGGGAACGCGGCGCCACGCGAATCGGGAGTTATGTTTTCTGCTAGGATATAGAACCGGGGAACGGCGTATCCGCCGTAGAGCATCATTTTTAGCACATTCCGGCCGCGATAGGCCCGGGTGAAGAACACCTTATCCCCGACGATGTTCGTCTCGATCTCCTCGGCGTTCGCGAAGTCCCTGGTCGCCGAATACCTTGCGGAAGTAACGAGAGCAACAGGGAAGCCAACATGCACGAAGTCGTTGCCGTACATCGAGAATATGGCCTCCCTGTATGCGAGCCCTATCGGGCGCTTGGCGTAATCCTCAACCGCGGAAGAGCAGCATTCTATGATGAAGGTGATGAGATCAACGTCGTCCTGGTCCTCACGCCTATACTGCGGGACCAAGGCTTTGAATGCTTTCTCCACGGTTATGAGTCTCACTTCTCTACCTCTCCGAACGAGCCGCGGCCCTTCTTGGATTCGGCGAGCTTCTTGAGCTCCTCGTTCTCCTTCTTGAGCTCGGAGTTCTCGGCCATGAGCGCGGCGTTCGTCTCCTTGAGAGCATCTCCCTCGGCCTTGAGCCGAGCCTGTTCGAGCATGGCAGCCCTTTCCGGTCTCATGCTCCCTCCTTGCTCTTCTCGAGGTGGATTTCCTTGACCCACTGGCCTCCGGCAGGCATTTGTACATAGTACTGAATGCCGCCAGAATCCACCCCGCACATGCTCACGATTCCGTTCTGGCCAAGGCCAGGAACGGAAACCTTCTCGTCGATTTCGAACTTGAACTCTATCTTCAAAGACCCCTCCTTTCATGGAAGTGGGCAAATTTGCCCACTTCCCATAAGCTACATGGCCAGGCCGACCTCGATGCCGCCGCTGATGATGGCGGCGTTGGTCGCGTTGTTGATGCTGATGACGATGGGCTCGCCGAAGTCATCGGCGAAGAAGTACGCCGGCTCTGCCATGAGCTCGTTCTCGACGCTCGCGGTGAGGAGGTGCTGCTCGTGGCCGTCGGCGGGGAGGCCGAGGTAGAGGATGCGCCCGCCCTGGGGGATTCCGTCGGAAACGTTCGCCGTGAGGGTGACGGTGAAGTCCGGGGCCGAGCCGGAAACAGACTGGACCTTCCCGAGCTTCCACTGCTTGTTGATCGTCTCGTAGACGATGTAGTCGCCAGCGGCCATGGCGTTGAGCCCGGCGGCGACGCCAAGGTCCACGGCGACGTGGATCACCGCGGCGCTGGAGAGAACGGCGGCCAGGGCGGGGGACTCGGAGAGCTTCCGCATGACCGAGAGGGTATGCGCGGTCGCGCCCTCTAGGATGTTCAGGCGGTAGATGCCGGTGCGCTCGAACTGGTTCATGTCCTGGCCGACGAGCTGGTCGATGACCGTGCCGGCGGTCTCGGTCTTCCGCGGGATGCGCTTGATGCGAGAGGGAACTACGTACATTTCATGTCCTCCTTAGCGCTGCTTGATGACCACGATGGTCGCGGGCTTGGTCGTCAGGAAGGCATCGCGCTTCCTGAACCTGATGAACTCCTCGCCGTGCAGGAGGTTTTCGCTCGTCTCGCGGTAGCGGCGGATCTCGACGCCCATCCTGTCGCCCCAGAAGATGTTCTGGGGGTTCATGAAGACGCCGACCACGCTGCCGGACACGATCTCGCCGAGCGCGGGAAGCACGTTGGCCTCGCGGGCTGGCTCACCGACGACGGAAGGCGTGGGCATCCTGAGATTGTAGCCGTCCTGGTACACGAAGTCGCCGAGGGCGGTCCTGCGGGACGCGAGCATGGCCATGATCGTCCGGTGGAAGAAGAAGGAGTGGCCCTTCGCCCTGTCCTTCCTGGCGATAAGCATGGTGGCATCCATGAGATCCTGGATGTTCATGGTCTGCGCCTTGTCCACGTACTTCACGAGTACGCCGGTAGCCCTGGTCGCGCCGACGAACGGGGTGGAATTGGCCACGAGCGCCTGGGTGTCGTACTCGACGCTGTAGGCGGACGCAAACATTTCCACGATGTACTGGCCGAGGTTGATGTTGGCGTCGTAGTCGTCCTCCATGAAGAGGTCGAAGTACGGCACATAACCGGCCAGGGTCGCGGACTCGAGAAGGCTCCTCTCGCCAAAGGAAGGCTTGCCGGCCTCGTCATAGGTTGGGTTCTGCTCCGAGTTGACGGTCGCGCCGGTCCTGGTCTTCCAGGTCAGGGCGAGGGTCGTGGCGTTGAGGTTGGGGAAGTAAATCTGGTTCGTCCCCATGGGGATGCGGCGGAGAAGGCCGTTGAGATCCGACTTCTCGAGGGCGTACTTGATGAGCTCCCTCGAATAGGTGGGATTCATGACGTACTGGCCGGTGTCGGGATAGCCGTGGAGGGGCGAGCCGATGGCGGTCTTCGAGACACCCATCGCGTCCTTCTCTATCCTGGAGAGGAGGCCCTTCTCCTTGTCGTAGACGAAGCTACGGGGATCGACCCAGGAATGATCCCTGGCCTCTGATCCGGCGTCGTCGAAGTTGATGCAGCCGCCCGCCTCGTAGATCTCGGCGCGGTCGCGCTTCCACGCAGCCCGAACGGTCTTGCCGATGCCGGCGAGGATGTCCTCCTTGGTGAGGATCTTGGGCTTGTCCTCGGTCCCGAGCGCCTTGATCTGCTCGATCTGGCCCTTCACCTGCTCCTGCAGCGAGGTGATGGTCTGGCTGATGGTCTCATTCGCGAGCTGCTGCAGCCCGGCGAATTTCTGAAAGATTTCCTCGCGCTCGCGCAGATAGGCCGCGGCCTCCTGCGCATTGGCGAATCCATCCTTCTCGATCTGGATACCCTTCTTGAGCGCAAGGCCGAGTTCGTCGAATGCGCCGACAAGGGTATGCTCGAGGGTCTTTTCGCTCATACCTGCTCCCTTTCCTGGCCTTGGCCAGTCAAAAACATATCGAATCCCTTCCCAAAGGGTTCTATCACTTCATTGGCTCTCACCGCAAGCTCCTTGCGGCCCGTGAAGGGGTTCGCCGGGATCGTGACGAGGGAGACCTCGAGTAGCTCGTTCTTGGTGTAGCGGTATCCGGTGATCGTCCTGTTCTTTCCTTCCCCGGAATAGATGTACTCCCATTCCCTCGGGATGAAGGAGATGGAGACCATCTTGAGGAAGCCCAGGCGGGCCTTCGCCCACTGCATGTCGGCGTTCGGGTCGATCCCTTTCGGGAGCGGCGTGACGCGGGCGACGAGGGGCTTCTCGCTCGTGAATTCCTCGATCCTCCCTATCGGCCCGAGGTTCCTGTTATGCTGCCACAGGAAAACGGGGTTATAGGCCTTGGATTTCGGGTCGAAGGCGTCGAGGATGAAGTTCTGCATGACGATATCGCCGTGCCGGTCCACGTCCTCGCTCGAACACTGGAACGAGAACTCCTCTTCCTGGTTCTCGCCCTTCTTAACGAACATCCTGGCGAAATCGAACTTGAATACCTCAAGCTCCTCGCCGGACTCCAAGGCGCGGGCGCCCTCATCGCGGGACAGCTCTTTGATGACCCCGCCTAGTCTCACTATCATGATTCCTCCTCGAATAGCTCGCCTTGGATTGGCAGGACGTACCGCTTCCGCGTCTTCCTGTTCGGTGAAACGAAGAAATCGAAGGACTTCGCCGGCTTCTCGCCATTGTCGCCCTTCCTCATGAGCTCGTAGTATGGCGTGTCACCCCACTTCACGGGGTCCATGTGCAGGATGGCGCGGGCCTCGTTCAGGGTGATGAGGTTCGCCTTCGCATCCTCCCTGAGCTGCTCGTGCTGGTCGGCTTCATCGACAAGGAGCTCGGGGATCTCTTTCCAGTCCCACTTGATCGTATAGCCGTCGAATCCCATCATGGGGAGGAGGACGCCCTCGAAGGCACTCTCGATGTAGGCCAGCTCCGGGAGGATGGTCTGCGACCAAAAGGCCTTGTACTGCTCGTCCGAGTCCTTGCCGGACAACGCGGTCTTCTCGCTCGTGGCGTTCGCCACCTTGAGCGGGACGCCGAACATGGTCAGCGTCGTGATCTTCATGGACTCCTGGAACTCCATATACTTCGGGAGTTCCTGGTTCAGGGGCTTGAACTTCGCGCCGTAGGCGGCGACGCCGATCTGCTCGTTTCCCATGTTCCGCTTGTACTTCATGGCCCAGGAATCGACGATATCTTTGATCTGCGCGGCAGTGAGGCGCTGGTCGGTCTCGAGGACTCCCCGGGGAATGCCTGAATTCCTCAACGCCTCGGTGTTCGCGAGGGTCGTAAGATAGTCCTGCTCGAGCTGCAGGAAGAGGGAGACGATGCGGGGGTTGCCGCGGACCTTGTTGAACATCGAGGGGTAGGAACAGCGGAAGAAAGTCTCCTCGGGCATCTGCGTTCGGACACCCTTGACAGGATCGGTATAGTACCAAAGTCCCGACTGCTCGTCGTAATCCCAATCGGCGGGCCGTGTGACCTTGATCTCCTCGGGGATTCCCCCTCGGTAGCCGTCCTGGAAAAGCCAGAAGAGCTCGTCCTCGGCATCCCACCACATCATCGAGCGAGCGATGAGCTCGGCGCGATGCATTCCGGGGCCGGGGCGGCGGAAGAGCTCGTAGAGCGGGCCTGTCTTCACTTCCTTCCCCGACGGCTTGTAGATCTTGAGGCTTGGGCGCTGGAAGCACCTAGCCCTTATCCTCATCGCAATCGAGACCCACGGATTCTGCAGGTAGGGATTCTGGAGTCGTGAGGTGAAGGGATCGTCGAGGTCGATGTCATGGATGCTTTCGTCCAAAACCTTCGAGGAGAGCCAGGTATAGATGGACTTGGAGACGACGCCTTTGGACCCGGCGAGTCGAGGAGCTAGGGTCTTGGCGAACGCTTTCGAGAACGTCATCCGAATACAATTCCTTCGCTCATCATTTCCACTATGCCGGTAAGCGCGTCCGGGGCATCGTCGTGCGCGTTCTTGCCGACCCTCATGTACGTCGTGATCGCCAGGTAAAAATCAGGCCAGATGTCGGCCCAATTATGCGGGAATAGGATCTTCTTATTCACCTCTTCCGCATTCGAAATGATCCTGGCGATCTTGTTCTTGCTCTGATGAAAGGCATTGATCCAGCAGCCGGGCACTTCTTCCTGAACTGCATCCGCGAAGGCCTGCCCGCCGTTCTGCGACTCGATGTTCGCCCTCTCAGTCTTCTGGGCCTTGAGGGACTCTACCACTAGGGGCTTTGTCTCCGCAACTCCCCCATCAGTATACACGACATTCGTAATATAGCAATATCCCCCAAGAATATTCCCGTAGATTGAGCAAAGAAAGTCCGCCCCGGTGTCGGCGAAGTCAGTATAGCTGATCCTCTCCTCCACCCCCTCGGGCATTTCCACGTAGGTCTTGAATTCCGCGTAGAGGGCGCCCTTCAAGCGCAGAAGAACGTTGTGGTAGTTCGCGTAGAAGATGGCCTTGGCGGATTCCGTCATCACAGCCTTCTTCCTTGCGTAGTCCTCGTAGGGGAGGATGGAGGGCGCGAGCATCTTCCCCGTCGCTTCGTCGTAGGCCTGGTACTCGATAACCTTGAAGTTCATGGCCTCGATCTTTGTTGCGCGGCCTATGATGTCGAGGTCCGACCATCGCGTCGCGTTGAGGATGACCCTCGCGTTCGCCTCGAGCCGCGACATGAGCGTTCCTGAGAACCAAAGCCAGGCTTCGTCGAGCGTCCTTTGGTTATAGGCTTCGTTCGCGTCCTTGATCGGATCATCCACAATGAGATCGTCCGCTCCGTTCCCCGTGACTGTCCCGCCCCTTCCCGTCGCGGTGTAGTTGAAGGCTCCTCCTTCGACCGACCACATCGATGCCCCGCCGTCTCCGCTCTTGATCACGCGCTCCGGGAAAACGTCGTGGTAAATGATCTCCGTCTCCGTCGAGCGCTCCGCCGAGATAAGATCCCTCGTGGCCTTCGACATCTTCATCGCCGAGTCGTCGTTGTACGATCCCTTGATGAACCGGAACTTCGGATTCACGCCGAGCCGCCACGCCTCGTAGATCATAAGCGACAGGCTCTTCCCGTGCCGCGGGGGGAGGGAGATCGCAAGGTTCTGAGTGCCGAAAGCGAGCTCTTGCAGGATCTCCCGCAAGTACCACTTCTCCTCGTTGAAGAACTCAGGGATCAAGAGCTGGCCCAGGAACCACGGATGCCGCCGCGCCTTCGCTATCGCAATCTGCCTCGCTTGGTTAAGCCGTTCCGAATACGTCATCCCAGCTCCCCACTTCCGCCTTCGGCGCCTGGAGGGTTTTTACTTCCTCCCTCTTATCTTCCCTGGCCCCAACGTCAATCGCCCCGAGCTTCCCCCCGGCCAGGAGCTTCTTCTCTTCCTTCTCCAATTCCTCAAGCGAAAGATTCTCGTAGGGATTCTCAAAAACGCCAATCTCAATCTGCTGCCTCGGCTTCCCCACCGCGTTCTCCGTCAGGAACCGCGCCCACTCCGCCGCGAGATCCGCCCTCCCGAACACCGCCTCCCACGCCGCCCGCTCCATGATGTTCTCAATGACCGTGACCTTCATCCCAGGCGTGAAGCGAGATTCCTCTATCTTCTCAAGCGCACGTAAGGCCGCCGCCCTAACCGGATTCCTCACTTTCGTTTCCTGTTATACCAGAGCAGGCAGATGATAACTACAATCCCACCAATAAATGAGATCATATTTCCCTCCACCCCAACTATACGTATACCCAGGTTAGACATCAACCCCACACCCGAATGCCGGAAACTGTCCCCGCCTCACCCTAGTCGCGAAACGATCTCTCCATATCCTAATTGCCCTCGGGGCAACGAAAAATTTTTTGTGGCGAAACGATATTTTTGGACACTGATGGACAGTTACGCGGGCAAATTTGCCCACTTTGGGGGAGAAAAGATGCATTTTTAAGGTGGAATCACAGAAATTTTCGGTGGATGTCGTACTTACTATAAGGGGAAAAGCCGTTTTCCGGCCCTATCCCCAGGTTATGTCATTGCACCGCTAGAAGCCCCTCACCATTAGTCTCCGCAATCGTCGCTATAGTCATAGTCTATGCCTATCGGCGCCGACAGTATTAGCGCCTTGCGCTCCATCCGGCGCATATAGTCCGCCTCCAAATAGTTATTATAGCGCTCGGCGACGTAGCGCGAGCGCGGGAGGGCGTCGAAGCCGTCCCATATATCGCGCTCAGACGGCTTAGGCGCTGCGCGGCACCCCTCGGTAGCGATGGCGCGGAGGTGATCTAGGCCCATGTAACCGCTTACGCCTTCCATCGCTCGCGAGGGTGCGGGCTCATCCGCCGCCTCGTAGCTCCTCACCAGTGCGCTGTAAGGCATGTCAAGGAGGCCTAGCTCGATCATGCGCCTTTGCCGGCGCGCCTCGCGTCGCTCGATCTTGGCAAGCTCGCGGGCCCTATCGTCGTAGTACGCTAAGCGAGCGTTGCGCTCGCGGATGCTATCGGCGCGCATTTACAGGGCCCCCCTCATCGCCATAACCCGCATCGCCTCTATCATGGCGCGGGGGGTACGTAGCATCCCGCGCGGCTTACGCGTCCATCGCGTACCATCGGCACGCGTGCCCTCAGCAGAGTCAGTCCAATAAATCCACGCCTCGCGGTCAGGGTAGTTAGCCACGGCGTAGTCCTCTACCTTAGTATATAGGGTAGGCTCGCCACATAGATCGAGCATTGCTCGGATAGTGTCGCGCCAGCCGCCCATAGTTGCCCGCCCCGCACTATACTCGCCCATGGCGTAGGCCAGGGCCGAGTATAGGCTCCCTTGCTCCGCACCCTTGCTTGCTAGGGCCATATCTGCGCGAGGGTATACGAGGGCGAGCAAGTCCGCCTTGCACAGCACGGCGCCGCCTGGCCCCCTTACGTCGTCATAGTTTTTAGGCTCTGCGCTATGGGCCCGGGCGGCTGCATCAGTGGCCTTGATTAGCGCGAGGCCCGCCCTCGTAGCTTCGTCCATCCTCTTTTCTGCCTCGCTCTTCACTCTCTCGCTCATAGCTTTCTCCTCCCTTGCTCCATGCTCGCGCCGTACCATACGGTAGGCATGTATGAGTGTATCATATGACATAGGGACTCGCAACTTTTTTTTTCTCTTTTCTTGCTTTTTTCGCTGTTTTTTTTTCCTTCCACTTAACTTATGTTAAGTAGTAAGAGGATAGAGGGCTTAAGTGTATATAGGGCATACATTTATGCAAGGTCAAGTGTTTTACTACTAGCT